TGGAAAGACTAAATTCTCAAGAATTAAGAGTATAACATTTATGGGAGATAAGGAGACTTATGACCTTGAAGTAGAAGGAGCAGAAAACTTCTTAGCTAATAATATACTAGTGCATAATAGTGGTAAATCAGAGACAGTAGCTACAATATCTGGAGGACTAGCAATTATTTTACCTATATTAGCTAATATGCCTATGTTTGTTACTGATAGAAGATTGGATATGTTCAAGAATGGAATAATGATAGGTATATTTGCACCCACACTTAGACAAGCTCAAATATCATTCTCAAGGATGAAGAAGAGGATGAATAGTATTCATGCACAATCCATACTATCCGACCCAGAGATAAATGTAAGCTTTGATGTATCTAATGGACAGAATATAATTCTTTCTAATGGTTCACTCATTAGTTCACAGTCAGCAAGTGAGGGCTCTAATATAGAGGGTGACTCATATATGCTTATAATAGTAGATGAGTCACAGGATGTTGGAAACTTCAAGTACACCAAGTCAATCTCACCTATGGGAGCTTTCTACAATGCTACTAAGATACTTATAGGAACAGCTACAACTCAAAAGGGCTTCTTCTATGAAGCTATTGAGAGAAATAAGAAGGAATATGCTAATGGAGGAAAGAGAAATCACTTTGAGTATGACTACAAAACTGTAATTAAGTATAACCCTAAATATGAGAAGTATATAGAAGGGGAGAAGAAGAGACTAGGAGAACATTCAGATGAGTTCCAGATGTCTTACAATCTTAAGTGGATATTAGAAAGAGGTATGTTTGTTAGTGGAAAGCTGTTTGATGAATTAGGAGACCCTACTATGGGACTATCAATAATGGACACTAAGAAGTCTCATGTAGTAGGAATAGACTTGGGAAAGAAGCAAGATAGTACAGTTATAACAGTATTAGAAGTAGACTGGGATAATCCTACTATAGTAGATAAAGCACAGGAAGCAGGAGTACCAGACTATATAGCCTATCCAGTATGTGTTAAAGCATGGAAAGAGATACAGGGGGATAACTGGAATGAGCAGTATGACATTATAATGGACTTTCTAAGCAACTTTAATGTAGTGAGAATAGTAATGGATGCTACAGGAGTAGGGGATGCAATTTATGACAGATTAAGAGCTAACTTAAATTATGAAGTAGTTCCTTATGTACTTAGTAGACAATCTAAGAGTGATTTATATAAGCACTTAAATTCAGAGTTCAGAGCTAAGAGAGTTCGCTATCCAGCAAATGAAGAGACTAAGGAGACAAGAGAGTTCCAAAAATTTCAACAGCAATTCTTAGATTTAGAGAAGGGATATAGTGGACAGTTAATGGTAGTATCTCACCCAAATATAGCAGGAGCACATGATGATTTCTGCGATAGCTTGGCTCTAGCAGTATGGGGAGCTAGAGGGGATGAAGTATATAGACCAGTAACAGAGAAAGAGAATATATATAAAACTAAGGGAAGTCAATTTGTCTTAGCTAAGAATAACTTCACAGCTAGACGAAGATAAGGAGGAGATAGAAGATGGCTTACGATTTTGTCAATAAAATGAGCTTTACAGATATGATGAATATTAGTCTTTTAAGTTTAGGGGAACAATTAAATCCAGAAGATGTTAAGAGATTATCTGATTATCGAAAGAAATGGAATTTCTATGAAGGTTATCATTGGGAGGACTTACCTCCAAGTGGGAAAACAGAAGTAACGAAGAATTACTGTAGAGCATTTGTTAATAAGTTTGTAGCGTTTGAGCTAGGGAAGGGATTTAGCATTAAAATGAAACCTCATGTAGAAGAAGCAATAATACCTTACTTAAATGAAGTATGGGAAGATAATAAAAAAGAGCAGTTCTGTCTAGAGTTAGGGCAAACTAAGAGTGTAACAGGAGATGCGTGGATACAAGTATCTTTCCAACCTAAGTTTAATGATGATGGTACTCCTAATCCAAATTTCTATGACCCATATGATGAGTATGAGAAGGGAAGAGTGAGAGTAATAGTAGTACCTCCTAATATATGCTTCCCAGAGTATGATGATGGATATGATAAGGAAGTAATGAGAAAGTTTACTATCATGTATCCTATTAGACAAAATCCAGATGAGCCTAGTAAGACTAAGACAATAGTGTACAAGCAAGTATGGTATAGAGATAGAGTGGAAGTGTACTATGGAAAAGATTTAGCAGGGACTTATGTAAATAAGTATGGCATTATACCTTTCTTTCATTGTAAGAACTTACCTCTAGCTGGAAGGAATACAGGAGCAAGTGATTTAGATGACCTTATACCACTAAATGTAGAGCTTAACTTAAAGAGTTCTGATGTATCAGAGATTATAGATTATCATAGTGCCCCAGTTACAGTAGTGTATGGAGCAAGAATAGGGCAACTTGAAAAGGGAGCTAATAAAGTTTGGGGAGGACTACCGAAGGATGGAAAAGTAGAAAACCTCGAACTTAGAGGAGACCTTTCAGCAAGTACTAACTATATTAAAGACTTAAAACAAGCTATGCACGAAATAGGAGGAATACCAGAAGGGGCACTAGGAAGGGAGACAGCTATTAGTAATACATCTGGAGTAGCACTTCAAGTAACAATGTTACCTCTTATAGAAAAAGTACAGCAGAAGAGAGCTCTAACAGCTCAATGTCTTAGAGAAGTTAATAAGTTTATTATTAAGATAGGACTAGAAGAGGGACTAATAGATGCAGACCTATCAAAGTGGAGGAAGGATGACAGATACTTAAGAGACATCTACCAAAATGAAATAATCTTTGAGGAGAACTTACCAAAGGATAAATTAGTAGAGATACAGGCTATCCAATTAGAGATGAAGTTAGGACTTGAGGATAGAGAAGGTGGAATGAAGAGACTAGGAAAGAAAGACATCCAAAGAAGATTAGAAGAGATAGATAGAGATAGAGAAAAGTACCCAGAGATATATGGACTTCATACAGAGGAAGAGAAAGAAGCTATGAAACAAGGTTTAGAGTTTAAGAAAAAACAATCTAAAGAAAAAGATATTATGAAGAGAGACCTCAATGAGAATAAAGCTAATAATGATGGACAGGTCAATGCAGGATACACCAATTCTCCAGAGAAACAACAAAGTACTAACTCTTAGTGAGTTAGTGCTTCTTCTCTCATAAAACAAAAAACTTTTTGTCAAGTGGGTTGTTTAAAGTAATTTTATATAGTACAATTACTATTGATAAGAGTTATCATGTAATATATAGTGGTTTTAATGTAGAATTAATTTTGTCCTCATTTACTCACTTATTATATAAATTAAAATCCAAAGGAGGTAACTTTCATGACTAAAGACCTATATCATGGAGATGGCAATTCAACAGTAAGAAGCTCTATTCCTACTAAAATTAAGAATAAGGCTGGAAAGACTGACCCAGAGATAAAAAATGCTGGGAAATTGCTAAAGACCAAGAAGAAAGTTCAAAAAGGCTGGAATAAGTAATCTAGCCAAACACAATTTAACTTTATAAGGAGGATTTATTATGAAAACCAACAAGACATTATTGGAGAAAGTGTTAGAGAGATTAAACATGGGAATTAGACAGGCACTCGCTGACGAAGGGGCAGGAGACCCTCCAGCACAGCCAGATGGAGGAAACCAAGACCCGCAACCTAACTCTCAACCAGCTCAACCTAGTGTAGATTTTGAGAGCCTTATTGCAAAAGCTCGTAAGGAAGAGAAAGAAAAACTTTATCCAGAAATCACTAAGTTGAAGGAAGAAGTGGAGAAGAAGGTAACTAGAATTAACGAGTTGCTATTAGCTATAGGAGAGAAAGATGAGATTATTTCTCAAAAGGATAAAGAGATTAAAGAGTTAAAGACTAACTCTAAGAAGTCAGATAGTCAAGAAGTAAAGGATTTAAAAATCAAAATTACAGAGCTAGAAAATAAACTAGCAGAGAAAGAAAAAGAGATAAGTACAATTAAATTGGCTAGTTATAGGGACAAAAAGATAGCAGAAGCAGGAGGAGAATTAATCCCAGAATTAGTTACTGGAAATAGTGAAGAGGAAATTGACCTATCAATAGAGAAAGCTAAAGAACGTTATAAAGAAATCGTTAGTAAAATAGCTTCTCAACAGCCAACAAAACCTCTAAGCTCAAATAGCATACCTCCAGCAAACCCTAACACTAGTGCATTTACTAACAGTCAAGTGAGTACACAAAGTTTAAGTGGACTTAATCTTATGACCCCAGAAGGTAGAGCAGAGTATGAGAAAATACGAAAACAAATGGGGCTAAAATAGTAGATAATAAAAAGGAGGAGAATTTACATGAATAAATTACTTAAATTATTCATTAGAACAGCTAAAGCTGATGAAATCAATACAGTAACTCAACCTAGTGGCACAAACCTAGATGGAGGTACTGCTGTATTACTAGATAATCATGTTAGAACAGTTTACTCAAAGGAAATCGAATTTAAGGCTATGCCTATTATGAGATTTGTTCAATTTGCTAAAGTTAAAACTGAATTAGGAACTCAACCAGGTCTTACAATTCAGATGATGACTTATAACAACTTGAAAAAAGGTGGAGCATTAACAGAGGGAGTAAGAATGTCTCCACAGAGCTTAAGCTCGACAATGAAGTCCATTACTGTAGGTGAAAGAGGAAATGCTGTAGCTGTTTCAGAACTAGCATTGAAAACATCTTTTACAGACATAATGGCAGATGCTACAACTCTGTTATCACGAGATGTTGCCTTAACATTGGATACAGAGTTAAGAGATACAGCCCTTTCTGGAGCTAATGTTATCTACGGAAGAAAAGCTGACGGAGCTAAAATAGCTACTAGAGCTGATATTACAAAAGATAACTTATTAACAGTAGCCACAATTAAGGATGCTGTAGAGTTATTAGCCACAAATAATACTCCTAAGTTTATGGGAGCTTATTATATCTGTTTCGTACATCCTCACCAATCAAGAGTTCTTAGAGATGACCCAGCATGGATTGAAGCATCTAAATACGGTGCTCCAGACCAGTTATTTACTGGAGAGATTGGTAGAATAGATGATGTAAGATTTATCGAAACTACTTTAATGTGTAATGGAGCTGTAGGGGAAGATGACCCAGCTTACAAGGCTGACTTAGTATCCGAAGATGGTACAAAAGTATATCAAGCTGTATTATTTGGCGAAGATTACTATGCTTATGCTGTAGGACTTCCAGTAGAGTTAAGAGACAACGGAGTTACAGACTTTGGTAGAGAGCATGGATTAGCTTGGTACTCAATCTGGGGAACAGGATTACTTCACCCAGAAAGAGGAGTAGTTATAGAAACTGCTTAATATTATAAACTAGAGGGGATGGGGAGGATATTTCCTCTTCCCCTTTACTTTAATAAAGGAGGAACTTATAATGGCGAAAAAAGATTTTGATAAAGTAGAATGTCAATATTGTGGAAAAGAGTTTTCTAAAGCTGGTATAGCTAATCACGAAAAGGCTTGTTCCGAAAACCCAGAGAATATAGTTGAAGATACTATAGTAGAGCCAGAAGTAATTTTAGAGCCAGTATTAGAAGAAAAAGAAGTAGTAGTTAAAGAGCCAGAAATGTGTGACATTAAACTAAAAGAAAAAATAGACTGTTACATTGGTGATAGATACTACAGATTTAAGAAGGGCGAAGAAGCACGAGTACCTGTAAATGTTAAGGAAATACTTAAGAGAGCAGGATTACTTGAAGCTATCTAATATATAAGGGAGGGATATAAGTGCTGGATAAAGAAAGTGTAGTCAAATATCTTAGGATGTCTTTAGTACTTAAAGACCCTATTATAGAGACTGACGAAGCATATAAATTTACTGATGATGACCTCTGGGACATCATTCAGTTAGTTATCCCTAATCATAACCCCTCCTATACTGTTGAGAACTACCCAGAGAATGAGAAGTATTTTGCTATACTACTTGCTAAAAAGGAAGTTTACTATAGACTAGCTGTGGCTAGTGCTCCATTCTACCCATTACAGGCAGAAGGGGCAGAGCTAAGAAAAGACTATAGATTTGAACATTACATGAGCCTTATTAGAAGAGTAGAAGTAGAGTATACTCAAATGTGGGAGCAGTTCGATAGTAACAGAGTGTTAAGTGTTGAAAATGGGAATGTAGGAGACCTTATATTGAGGAGTAAGCACTTTACTCTGAGAAACTACAACTTATCTTCTAAACCTATAGTAGAGCTTAATATAGATACAGTAGGGAGTAATTCAGTTGATATTAGCTGGACTAAGTTTGATATCTCTATGGGAATGTTCTGTAACTACTCAATATATGTAAGTGAAAATCCTATATATGATGAGTACGAGGACACTATTAGTAAAGAAGCTAAGAAGGTAGCTGAAATAAAGGACATTCATAGAACTAAGTTTAGAATTAAGGATTTAAACCCTAACACTCATTACTATATAGCAGTAGTTAGTGAGGACTTAAATAGGTTAAGAGGAATATCGGAGCAAGAAATAGATACCACATTATAGGGAGGGATATAAATGAGACAAGAAGAGATAAATGAAATATCTCAAGCCTTCCTAGATGCTTGGATAGAGTTCTTTGGAGCTCCAATGCTCTATATACCTTTTGATAGTTCAACTTCAAACCCTCATCCCATTTACAATGAGAGTAGGAGTAAGAAGTATGATGAAGCTAATGCAGTAGAGTTTCATGGAACATTAAAAGAGAGAGAAATGCAGGATGTAACAGCTCCCACAGGAAAGAAAATCGAGAAGCACTATGAGATTACTTTAGTAACTCAAGAGCTAATAGATAAGGGAGTTAATTATATAGACACAAATGCTATAATTAGATTTACAGATAGATTTGGAAAGGTATATAACCTAGAGATTTATGATGACTTCCAGAAAGTCCAACTAGTAGATAATAAAATCTTTACTAAATTGAAGGTGAAGCATTATGGCTAATAACATCCGTTTAGTGGGGGACTGGAGAAAGTTAAGACATAAATTCGATAGACTATCCGATTTAGGGCAGTATATGGCAGACCAAGCTATTAGAGAGATAGCAGAGGATGTTAGAGAAGCCTTACATGAGGAAGTAAACTCTTCTCCTCCACCACCTAATGCTCCATCTACAGAGAAGAGGAAAGGACATAATACCCCATTCTTAGAGACAGGAGGATTTATGGATGATGACTCTATAATCGTAGAGAAGATGGATGCAGGGGATAGAACAGCTTATATTATAAAGGGAAATCCAACCAAGACTCATGGAAGAAGTGGAGAGAGTTATGAAACAATACTAGGAATACTTAATGAAGGAACTTCTAAAATACCTAGTAGACCAGTAATAGATATAACTTATGATAGGATGAGGAGCAGGATAGAAGCATTAACTATAAAGAAAGCTAAGGATTACTATAATGGATAGGTGGTATGTAGATGATTACTGACTTTTCTCAATGTGATGAAGCATTAATAAACAAGTTAAAGGGGCTTATTATAGAGGGAGAAGAAGTTCCAGTACTCTATATAAACCCAGAAAAAGAGTTTGTGATTTCTAAGCTCCCATCAATAGCAGTTTATCGTTCTGGAGTGTATCCAGATAACTTTAGATGGACTAATGATAGATTTTATGACAATTTAACTTTTAACGAGGATGGAAAACCTATATCAGTAGATGAAAGAGAAGCACCTATACCCTACAACCTGTACTATGGGATAAGAGTATACTATAAGTATCAAGAAGATGGGGCAAAATTGAGTACTTACATTAATTCAGTACTTAAGAGAGGGGCTTTCCTAGAAGTAGGGGGAGACCAATACGATATAGTGTTTGTGTCATATAAAAATCCTAATGCTACTTACAAAGATTTTGGAGAGCAGAAGGAAAAAGAGGATAGAGAATTTGTGGAGCAGTATCTATATAGACTTGAGATAGAGTTAGATATAGCACAAAGGACTACTAAGAAGTTATCCGAATGGCTTATTATAAATACTAATACTAAACAACCTTAAAGGAGGTATTTAAAATGGTGGAAATTTTAAACAGACTTAGACAACCACTTGTATTAAACTTGAATGATGGGACTAGTAAGCATATTTTAGCTAAAGGTAAGGCTGAAATTACTAGTGAGCAATTCAAGAGTAAAGAAGTTAAAGTTCATTTAGAGAAGGGCAATATTATAGTTCTGAAAATGAACTAATTATAAGAAAAAGGAGGAATAGGAACTATGGAAACTTTACATCCAGGTCTTTATTTTCAAGAAGTGGCAGGGACTCCTCCAGTAGAAGGAGTATCTACAGCTACAGCAGGATTTGTAGGAATAGCCCAAAAAGGAAGAGTTGGCGAAGCAGTACTTGTTACTAACTGGAGTCAATTCCTTAAGGAATTTGGAGGATTTATTAATGACTCTTATTTAGCATATTCAGTAAGAGGGTTTTTCGAGAATGGTGGCTCAAGAGCATATATAGTAAGAGCAGTTCACTATGATGTAGATGGGGAAACAGGGACTTATACTAAAACATCTGATGTCGCAACCACTCAATTAATGGCAAGTACAGAGCCTGTATTAAATGTAAATGCTAAGAATGATGGGGCATGGGGAAATGACATCAAAGTAGAAGTATTAGCAGGAGAAGTAGAAGGCAAGTTTACACTTAATGTTTACTATAAAGACGAACTAGTGGAGTCTTATAAAGAAGTAGATATGGAGACTATCGAAGTTGAAACTAAAACATCTTCTTATATAGAAGTAATAGCTATAGGAGACACAGTTCCAGATGCAACTCCTAAGACTGCATTAGTAGGAGGATTAAACGGAATTGAAGGAATGGTAGATGAGGATTACAAATATAGCTTAACAGCTTTTGATGCAGTCCCCGTCAACCTAATAGCAATCCCAGGTGTTACCTCTATAGGAGCACAAAAAGGATTACTAGATTATGCTACAGCTAGAGGAGATGTCTTTGCAGTAACAGAAGTACCAATGGGATTAGGAATAGAAGAAGCAAAAAACTATGTAACTAAGGAAGCTAACTTATCTACAGAGTTTGGAGCAATTTACTACCCATTCATCCAAGTATCAGACCCTATTGGATTAGGGAAAAATCCAACTAAGCTAGTACCTCCTAGTGGACACATCATTGGAGCTATTGCTCGTACAGATAACTCTGCAGGAGTATGGAGAGCTCCAGCAGGAACAGATGTTAAACTATTAGGAACTATCGGATTAGAATACAATATGTCAGATGCAGAACAAGACATATTAAACCCAGAGAACATTAATGCTATTAGAGCATTTGATGGAGAAGGAATTTGTATCTGGGGAACTAGAACTCTATCTA